GCTTGTTGTACTGGATGACCGCGCTCTTGTGCACGGCCAGGAAGTTGAGCGCCTTGCCGCTGGTGGACTTGCTGTAGCCGCCGTTGCCGGACGTGCTCAGCGTGATGGCCGTATACATGCGGGTCTGCGGCACCTGGATGATCTTCTGGAACCGGGAGAGCACCGCGCGGCTCTTGGTGGTGTCCAGGTCCTCGACCATGCCGTACAGGTTGGGCGTGATGAACAGGTAGCGCTCGCTCAGCGGGACCTCGCCGTTATCCATCGCGGCGATGGCCGCGCGCAGGGCCGCGACCACGTCCGCGCCGGTCGCGAGCGCGGCCTCGGTGCCGCCCACGCCAGAATAACCGGCGTACTTCGCGATACGGAAGGCGTCGATCTCGGGCGCGACGTGCATACGGATGAACTCACCCGCCAGGCGGCCAAAGGCGACGCCGGCGGTCTCCGCGTTGTCCATGGCGTCCACCATGAACATGCGGCCGCGCTCGTAGTTGCAGGCGTAGGTGGTGTTCTGCAGGGTCACGGTGCCGTCGGTGAAACCCGTGTTGCGGGCGTAGCCGACAAGGCCCTGCAGGACCATGTCAGGAATAACGATCTCACCGGCGTTCGCGCCTTCGCGCGCCAGGTCGTTCGGGCCGTCGAGCACGCTGGTCAGCGAGGCGAGCTTGTACGCCTCGTCCAGCAGGGGAACATACTTCTTGAATACAGTGATGGAATTAGCGGGCATAATTTAACCTCCGTTCGTGGCGGGCAGCCCCATCGCCGCGCGCACCGCGGCCAGGTCATCCGTTCCCGGCTTCCCCGCGGGGGGCGTGGGCGGCGTGCTGCCGCGCAAATCGCTGCTGACAATAAAATCGGCCCACTCGCTCTGGATGCTCTCGGTCAGCTTGTCCGCGCCGTCGAGCGTCCCGTCGTCCTTGAGTGTCATCTTGTCAAAGTCGGTCAGGCGCAGGATCGCACCGAAGCGTTTCTCGTCGATGTTCGCGTCGCGGAGCAGCCCTTTGTAGGCTTCCTCCACCTTGCGGCGCTTTTCGCCGGCGGCGGTCAGCGCTTTGAAATCGGCCAGGTCTTTCTCGGCCTTGTCCGCGCGCGCCTTCTCCGTCGCGGCGTCCGCGCCGGACTTCTTCAGCGTGTCGTTCTCCGCTTTCGTGGCGTCGAACTGCGCCTGCAGGGCCTTGAGCGCGTCCGTTTTCTCGGTGTACGCCTCGATGATCGTGTCCTGCTTGTCGCTCTCGGTGATGCCGAGGCTGTCCAGTAGCTTGCGTGTCAGATTCATGTGAAAACCTCCTGTCCCTCGAAGGGGAGCGTGCGCAGTACCTCGCGCCGCTCAAAAAATGTATGCAAAAGCCGCCCCGCAGTCCCTTGCCGGGCGGCGTGATGCCGGTTTTGTTTAATCCCCAAACGGGGAGCTGTACGGTTCCGTGTTCCGCGCGTCGAAATACCGCGCGACACAAGCCGCGCTGTCCGGCGCGTCGTCGTGCGGCGCGCCTTCCGCGTAGGCCATGATCTGGTCGATGTACGCCTGGTCCGTGCCGTCCAGGATCACGACGTTCTTCCACCATTTCCTGAGGTGGGTCGCGATCTTTTTGAACTTGTTCTCGTGCTCGTCGTACATCCGCACAACCTCCCCGGCCCGGTGCAGCTCTTTGGCGACGAATCCCTTGTCCGCGTTGCTTTCGATCAGCAGCGGCGAGCAGCGCAGCCGCGCGCAGTCCGCGCGGAACAGGTCCGTCAGTGTGTCGATGTGCTGCTGGCGCAGCCGCCCGAACAGATACAGCTTCCCGCCGGCCAGCTTGCCGCAGGTCAGCGCGGAGCCGTCCGCGCCGCCGAACGCCGCGTCAATGTGCGCTATGCCGTCATACAGTTTCGTCGCGTCGCTCGTCCGCGGCGGGTACACGGTGAACAGCGCGCCGTCGCTGGCCGTCCACTGCCCGAGGACGTAACGCCCGTAGAGCGCCGTCCCCGCGTATTCCTTCTTCAGGTTGGTGACGAACTCCGGCGGCAGGAACGGGTTGTCGTCGAGCGTGTACACCTGCGAAAACAGATCCGCGTCGGAGCCGAGGAATTTTTGCAGCCAGTGACCAGGCGCGCCGGGGTTGTACGTGCCGTCGAAGCAGGAATAGACCTTGTCCAGACGGCTTTTCAGCAGCTCGAACACTTCCTGCGACCAGTCCGCGACCTCGTCGCCGTAGCAGTATTTGATGGACGCGCCGCGCAGCTTGGAAACCTGGCTCACCTTCTCCGCGCCGAGCGCGTACACCGGTTCGCCGAACAGGATCACGATGTTCTCGCTGTTGATCTCGCCGACCAGCGCCGGTCCGTACAGCTCGCGCATGGGCTGCAGCACGTTGCGCTCAATGGTGGATTTCGTCACGCCCAGGATCACGTCCAGGCCGGCCAGACCGCTCCGCTCCCGGATGCGCATCGGGATGATCCAGCGGTAGTCCATGTAGGTCTTGCCGCTGCGCGTCGCGCCGCCCTTAAAATTCCAGCGGTGGTGCGCCTCGCGCAGATACTCAGCCTGTTTCGGCGTATGCAGCACGCTTCGCTTCCTCCAAAAGCTGGTCAAGGCGGCTCATGGCGTCCGTGGCGTCCGCCTGCTGCTTCGCCCGCCACCGATCCGGGCGGCGATTATTCAGCCAGTAGATTTGGGCGGTGACGTCGGGCACGACCTGCTTGGTGGTCTTTTTGATGTGGCGGCGCTTGGAGCCGTCGGGCATTTCCACGACCTCGGTCACGACTTCCTCGTAGTCATAGCCTAACGCCCGTTTCAGCAGCGCATTTTCCACCTGGATATCGACCGGGGCTTTGCCCTTTTTTAGGGCCTCGCTAATCTCGCCATAGCTGTTTTGCCATTTATACAGCGTCGCGGGGTTGATCCCCATCTTCCTGGCGATCTGCTCGTCCGTCAGGCCCTCACGCGCCCATTGCTCCAAACGCGCGAGGCCGTCTTCCGTCAGCCAGTCCCGGTACTTACCCGCCGCAATAACGACCACCCTTTCTCCACGATCGCCACACGCTCACGGCTCCCACCACAGCCAGCCGCTCGAAGCGGCACAGGAGCGCTCCCGGTCGGGGCCATCGTCCCCGCCGCCCACAGTTGGCGTCAAAAAAGCGGCCATTTCTGGTCGCTCTTTTGACGGTGCCAGTATAGCACGTGCTATACTCCGTTTTCGTCCGGTCTCAGCCTAATTGCGCGATGATCTCCCGCTCGCGCTCTGACAGCGGCCAAAAAATTGCCGCTGCGCGGTCTGCCGCTGCGCGGTCTGCCGCTGCGCGGTCTGCCGCTGCGCGGTCTGCCGCTGCGCGGTCTGCTAAAAGCAGCCCGCCTCCAAAGATAGCTTTTCCGGCGGGCTTCTGCGCGTCGAGGACGCGCACGAAAGCTGCGCTTTCATGGCTGACGCGGTAGTTGACGCCGTGTTCGCTCATGTAGTTGAGCGCGGCAGCGGTCAGCACGGCGTCCGGGTACCGGTACTTTGGCAGCTCGCGGTGCAGCGTCCGCTGATATGCCGCGCTGGCCGCCTCCACCGCGTCATGCAGGTCGGGCGCGCTCCGGGCCGCCGCCGGATCGAGGTTGGTGACGAAGGAGGTGTTCACTTCTGCGCCGTTTTCGTACACGATGGACACGCCGGCGCACACGCAGCACACGCGGCCCATGTATTTCCGCAGCACGTTCAAACAGGTGAGTGCCGGACAGAACAGGAAAAAACGCACGCCCTCCGCCAGATAGAATCCGACGATCTCGTTCAGGATCGAGAACGGGGAATTGTCCACCACCACGCACCCGGGCGGATATTTCCGCGCCTTGTAGTCCTCGCCCGGATAGAACGGGCGCACGATCTCCGCGTCGCCGAGGCCGTATTCCGCCCGCGCCCATTCGAGCACCGCCTGATAGACGCCATCCGGCGTGTAGCAGTCGTCGGTGGTCTTTTTTGGCTTGAATTTCTCCACAAACGCGTCGTATTTCTCCGCGTCGCCCTCGGCGTGCAGCTTCAGCGCCTCGTCCAGCCCGATCTGTATCACTCGCATTTCACTCCACTCTCCACTCTTCACTCTTCACTCTTTCCTGAAGCCATTCATTGACCGCCACCAGCGCCCTGCC